TATTAGTAGTAAAATCTACATCAGTTAAATCAGCAATTTGTGTAGTAACTACTGGTTGTTGGAAACTGTAAGTGCTATCACCATCTGATGTTAATACTAATCCACTTGTAGTAGTTGGTGTGTTAGTGGTAAAATCTACATCAATTGCCTTTGATAACTCAATCACAGCATTCCCAAAAATTTGTAAGTCAGTAGTACTAATGGCCTTACCAATCATACCAAATGTAGTAGGAGTTGTAGTTAGTGATCCAAAGGCATCAACATAGTAAATACTATTTGTTGTAAGTCCTGTTTGACTTCTATTTATAGCTCCAGGTAAATCAATTATTCCTGTAGCAGTATCTGCAATATCTTCTGCAGCAATACCTATCCAATTTGAAAGAATAACTAAATTATAAATGTATGCTTTACCAGATTCTGTCCCACCTGCATCATCTTCACGTTGCGCACCAACTATGGCATATGATTCGGATATAGCAACTGAAAAACCAAATCTATCCTCTGCTGATGTATCATATGCATTTGGATTGTCTAGGGTATAAAGTAAATTTCCTGTTATAGTGTCAAATATGTATGCTTTACCAGAATCTGTCCCACCTGCATCATCTTCCCTATATGCACCAACTATGGCATATGATTCAGATATTGCAACTGAATAACCAAAAAAATCACTTACTGATGTATCATATGCATTTGGATTATCTAGAGTATGGAGTAGATTTCCAGTCGAAGTGCTATAGATATATGCTTTACCAGAAGTAGTTCCACCTGCATCATCTTCAGACCATGCTCCAACTATGGCATATGATTCGGATATTGCAACGTCATCACCAAATCTATCACCCGATGTTGTATTATATGCATTTGGATTGTCTAGAGTATAAAGTAGATTTCCTGTCGAAGTGTCAAATATGTATGCTTTACCAGAATCTGTTCCACCTGCATCATCTTCGAACCTTGCTCCAACTATAGCATATGATTCGGATATTGCAACTGTTTGACCAAATTGATCATTTTGTGATGTATCATATGCATTTGGATTGTCTAGAGTATAAAGTAAATTTCCAGTCGAAGTGCTATAGATATATGCTTTACCTGAATTAGTGCCACCTGCATCATCTTCATTATACGTTCCAACTATGGCATATGATTCGGATATTGCAACGTCATCACCAAATCTATCATCTGCTGATGTATCATATGCATTTGGATTGTCTAGAGTATGGAGTAAATTTCCTGTTATAGTGTCAAATATGTATGCTTTACCAGAAGAAGTTCCACCTGCATCATCTTCATTATACGCTCCAACTATGGCATATGATTCGGATATTGCAACTACATAACCAAATCTATCCTCTGCTGATGTATCATATGCATTTGGATTGTCTAGAGTATGGAGTAAATTTCCTGTTGAAGTGTCAAATATGTATGCTTTACCAGAACCTAAACCACCTGCATCATCTTCAGACCATGTACCAACTATGGCATATGATTCGGATATTGCAACCGAACGGCCAAAAAAATCACTTACTGATGTATTATATACATTTGGATTATCTATAATTGAAATCCCAGCAGATACAGTACCATTCGCATTTAAACGAACAACATCTCCTGCACTAATGGATCCAGATGCAGTAAATACTTTTTGACCGCTTCCTATAGTATCTAAACCTATACCATTTAATAACAATGCACCGTCTGTTGCTAAAGACATTGTTAAATTGTTATTATAAGCAAAATTTAGTGTATCTTGAGCATCCATGGATATTGTCCACTCCATGGATAAATCTCCTAACACTGTAAGGGTGTTCGCCCGTGCAGTGCCTGTTACATCTAATTCTACACCTGGATTATTATTTTTTATGCCAATTTTACCATCTGTTGCTATAGTAAGTGCATCACCATTAAATGTTAAATTGCCTGTAAGATTTAAATTTTGCTCTAGCATTTCGCCAGATATACGTCCTATTGCCACTCATTTTTCCTTACTTGTCAAAGTTATGATATACTGTTATAGGTTTGCCTAAATCAGGAGCGGACGTAAATTCTAAGTATTGTCCAGTTGGTCTTACTAAACCAGTTCCCAATGCCTTACCTTGCACAGTGTACACATATGCCTTACCACTTGTATCACCTGTACTATCATCTTCTTGATATGCACCTACTATCAGATGAGTGTTTGATACAGATACAGCAGCTCCGAATTGATCATCTTGTGCAGTACCAAACCCATTTGGATTAGCAATATCGCCTAATCTTTCTCCTGTAAGTAAATCATAAACATACACCACGCCGCTATTTGTACCATTGGCATCGTCTTCAACATGAGAGCTTACTACTGCATAGACATCAGATATGCTTACTTTAAAACCAAATCTATCTTCAGTAGCTACTCCAAATGGATTAGGGTTTACAATGCCTCCAAATTCATCATTTAAAAATTCTTCTTCTGCAGTAACACCATCCCAATCTGGATTATTGTAAAATAATGGATCTAATGTTGTAGGAGAAACAGGATCATTAGCTGGTAATTCATAAATATAAACTACACCTTGATCTATTTTGCTTGTAGCATCTTCGTTGTACGCTCCTACTATAGCATATCTATTAGAAATGTCTATGCTGTATCCAAAACCATCATCAACTGTTGCTGTATTAGGATTTGTTAAGGTGTATAGTAAAGTTCCTTGTATATTGTAAATATATACTTTATTTTGATAAGTAGATCCTGATATAGGATTTGTACCAATAATTATATAATTGTCACTAATTGCTACAGTAGATCCAAACCAACTTCCTGCGGAATCTGGATTTGGTATAATTGTATTATTTGGCAAATTACTTAGATTAAATAGATATGCTGCACCTACTCCAGTTGTGATATTGTCTTCATTAGGTGCTCCTACAATTAGATGCGTATCGGAAATTGAAACTGAGTAACCAAAATAATCAGTTGCATCTACTCCTCCTGTATTTGGACTAGTAATTGTATAATCAGGTACTACTGGATTTATGTTTGCTAGATCATACAAATAAATTTTTCCAGAATCATTTCCTAATCCTACTCCTGCATCATCTTCTTGGAATGCACTTACTACAGCGTATGTATTGCTTATAGATACAGCAAACCCAAACAAGTCTTCAGTACCACCACCATAAGGATTAGGATTATCTAATTGATGTAAAAGCGTTCCTGAAATGTCAAAAATGTAAGCTTTTCCTGATTCGGTAAACGTTGGGTCATCTTCTTTATATGCACCTACTAATATTAAACTTGATGTATCATTATTATTAATTGCCACGCTGTAACCAAAAAAGTCTTCAAAAGTAGTTCCAGCGTTTCCATTTGGATTCTTTAATGTAAGAATTTGATCAACTGATAGATCTATATTGGCTGTAAATATTGTTCCTGTAGAATTAGCAGATGCCCCTACTTTTGTAAAATCTGTTTGTTTTGCAGGATCTGTTCCGAGATTTGTAATAATGTATTCTTCTCCGTTTACAAGATAAAATACTTCTACTTCATCACCAGTTCCCGTAGAAAAGGGATTTTCTACCATGATAAAATTTGTAGGAGCAATTTGGAATACATTTTCTACAAAAACAAGTATGTTGTTAGCACTCAAAGGAACAGGAAATGCTGCATCGTTACTTAATAAAGGTCCAAAAATTGTTTGTACTTGATCGCCTAAACTCATTAATTGTTTTGTAATCAGACCAGGTTCTTTAAATCTAACAACTTGCCAAACATTATTAGCATAAAACTCAAATTCATTTATAGTAGTATTATATCTAACCATACCATTTACTGGTAACGTTGGTTTGGTAGCTGAGGTTCCAGTTGGAATAACCATAACATTTGCATCTATAGATGCAAAATCATTACTTGCATTATATTTGTAACCTTTACCTGTGATGCTACGACTATTTGTTGTATGTTCTTTTATTAGTCTCATTAAACTTCCAAATAGCTTACGACTGCTCCTAAATTTGTTAAATTTAATACAGGGTCGTTTGGTTGCGCTTGATATGTATCAACAGCTGGTTCAGCAAAAATTACAAGTCTATCACCTTCTGCTAATACAATTTTTTCCGTGTCAAATGTAAATGTTTCTTCTGGAGCAAGAGTTAAATTATTAATCACTCTGCTATTGTTAATTCCTGGTGTGGTTCCATCTGCTATAGGATCACCATTTGCGACCAAGTGCATGTTAAATGTTGCACTATCAGTAGAGCTATTGTTGCAAACCATTACTGTTGTAATTGCATAACTTTCACCAACTCCAGGTTCTAATAAAGTTAGGTCTGCATTTTGTAATCTAAAACCTTTTATTGCCATATTGTGTCCTTAAAAAAGCATACTATATAAAATTGATCTATTTTTACTTATAATTTCGTCGTTAACATTGCTTTTATTAATAAAATATAAACCAGTATTACCTGTTCCTTTTGTTTTGCTATAAAGTTTGATCCCAGCTGCTGGAGCAAACGGGTCTATTCTAACATCATCAGCATGGGGAGTTTCTGTTAGTTCTAATACATCATCAATTTTAACCGATGCTACTCCAGGAGCACTTAACTCTAAATCTACATCTATTGTGTTTGTTGTGATAGTTGCTGCGGTAAATTTTAAACTATTAAAAATAGTTCTATCGTCATAGACTGTAAATCGTACATTACCGTCAATTTTTGCTTCTGCTCTACTTTCTGAACCATCTAAATCAAAATCATATACTCTAAAATCTGTGTCAAAGTTTTCTATACCAGATTGAACTCCAATGGTGTTAAACGCATATCTAACATAATCAACAACTGCCTGCGTATTCGGAATGCTATCACCGTCTAAAATTCCATCATTACCGTTGTCTAATATGTTTCCGTTAACGTAATTAAATATCTTCTCTTCATATGCAACACTATTTGTAACAGAAATAATTTCGTTACCTACGTCTATCCATAATGTACCTGGACTTTTAATACCAGCTACTTGAATAGGTCTAGTGATAGATAAAAAGCCGTTATCTTCTTCAAATGTAAAGGCTCCAAAACCTGTTTCACCGCCAGCATTCCAATTTATTGATTCATTAAACGCTATTCTAACTCTATTAGCGTTTTCACCTCGATCTATTTCAATTCCAGCTTTGCCATTATTAGCTATTATTCCAGCTATACCGCTGCCATCTTCATATTTGTTCAAAACAATAATATTATCAAGAATATCTGTATTTTGTGAATTTACTGTGGTTGTTTGACCTTTTACTAATAAGCTACCATTTACTACAACTTCGCCAATTAGATTGCCATTACTATCTACTTCTCCTCGACTTGTATCAAGGATGATATTTTTACCAGATTCAACTTTAACAATATAATTCCCGTTTTCTACATTCAAAACTTTTGACATATTTTATTCCAAAATATGTAGGCACAGAGTGCCTACATTTACCTATTATGCATTTTCAGCAAAATCAGTAGCATTCAATCCAGCATCGTCGTCGCCGGCTTCTTCTACTTCTACAGCACCATCATCTAGAGCTGTTGAGAAGTTCCATGGAATTGATTTTCCGTCATAAGCATTTGCCCCTGTAGCAGTTGGAGCAATTACTGTCATTTTTCGTCCAGCAATTTTTTTACAATTGTATGTTTCTCCGTCGTCTGCTTTTACGGATATCGACATTTCAGTACCAGTTAGTGTTGCAGGTAACTTGCCCCAAGTTAGCATTCTGTCATAAGTTGGTGTGCCACCTGTGTTAATTTCTGCTACTCTAAATTTTTTGCTGCCTAATTGCTTTACAATGTATCCTTGTACAACACTTGCTGTTCCCCAGAAATCAACTTTGATTTCTTTACCTGCTGCAGTAGGTGTTCCAAAGAATTTTTTATTAATTGGTCTTCCCATTTTTTTCTCCTTGTTAGAAGTCCGATCCGGGTTCTATCCGGTACGCTGTGGGTCAGCATAAGTCCACCCTTGTGGCACACTATCGTACAAAGTATTTATCAAGTTTTATGCTTGTTTTGTTTTTGTTCTAACCATGCTTTTTTTGCCCAATTTGGTAGATCTTTGAAGCGATAGTTGGTTAACCCTATTTGTTCATTTTCGTCTTGATCTGCTAATTCTGTGTGCATTGCTTGCTCCTGTAATCTTTTATTGCTGCTTTTATAGCATCTTCTGCTAAAACTGAACAATGGATTTTTACTGGAGGTAGTGATAATTCTTCTACTATTTCTGTATTTTTAATTTCAAAAGCTTCATTTATTGTCTTGCCCTTTACCCATTCTGTTGCTAAACTGCTACTTGCAATAGCCGATCCGCACCCAAACGTCTTGAACTTAGCATCAACAATTCTATCATTTTCTACACGAATTTGTAATTTCATAACGTCACCGCATTCCGGTGCACCAACGAGTCCTGTACCAACATCTGTTGCCGATTTATCTAAACTGCCAACATTCTTAGGATTATTATAATGTTCTAATACTGCGTCTGTGTAAGCCATGGTTTTTTCTCCATAAAAAAAGGTTCTATAAAAGTATTTATAGAACCTAATTTTATTTTCAGTAAAAAATTATTAGCTGAAACTTACGTTTGAAGCTGTAATTTCTACTTTATTCAAGTAATCAGCAGCATTACCAAGAGATGAAGCTGTATTTGTTAATTCTACATATCCATATCTTGTCATAAAGCTAACTACTGGCTCGAATGTAGCTGGATCAAGTACTGTTCCACTGCTCATCAATGGAATGTATGGACAGTAGAATGCAGCAGCATCGCTTTCACTTGAACCTTTGTAACCAATAAGTACATCAGTGTCATCACCTGCATATGTATCAACATATACTTTCATAGCATTATTTAATGTACCAACAAACTTTGTATTTGTAGGAGCTTCAAATGTGCCTTCTGTTGTTCTAGCAAATGCACTGGTAGTTGCACTTTGTAGAATTGTCAAAGCAAACGGAGAAACAACTGCCCAGTTAGCAGCGCCTCTTCTTGTTCTTTGAGCAACAACGTTTGCAGCTCTGTTAATCAATACTGCTAATGCAGCATGCTCGTCGCCTACGAATGTAGCTGTACCAGACACTGCTGTTTGATCATATGCACCTGTAGAACCACTTAAAGTTCGTAAACTTTGAAGGACTTCTTGATCAATCTCAGCGGTAATTTCTTGTGCTAAAGCTGCCATAATTTCAGCTTCAACATCAATTCCGTGCATTGCTTGAGCATCTTGAGCAGCTTCGAAGGTCCAGCGAGCGCTGAGCTTTCTTGTTTTAGCTTCAACAGTTTGCTTCAAGATTTGAATTGACATTCTTCGACCAGCTTGACCTTCTAAAGAAGCTGTTGCGTCTGGTCTACCGTTTGGATCAGATCCAGTACCGGAGTAGCTGTTAGCGATCTTAAATGGTGATAATGCTTCCTCACCTGCTGTTACATCTCCATTTGACATTGTATCTGAATATCGTACACGGAGTGTATGAATTTGACCTACTGGTCCTGTCATTGGTTGAACACCAACTATTTCGTTAGCAATAACGGTTGGCATTACTCTTCTAATAACTGGTAAAATTACTCTGTTTAGGGTAGCAATATTACCGGCTGCTGTACTTCCAGCGGTTGCACTTTCAAGTAAATGCTTTCTTGTATTTTCCAAAGTCGTTGCCATGACGCTTTTTTTCGTGCCTTGTAGGCCTTCTAGAAGTGCAGCTCTAGTATCCTGCCAGCGACTCTCTAATAATTCTGACATCTCTTATTTCTCCTTAATTAAGTCCTGCAAGTCTACGAATGTCAATGACATTATCCCTTGCACCAGTTGTCATATCTTGTTTTTGTATTTTATTGCCTGTTACTTCTTTGCCTTCTGTTATAATTGCCTTTTTTTGCTCTGGTTTTTTACCGTCAATTACGGTTGGTAAATATCTTTCAAAAGAATTTTGTAGTCTATCTGTTTGTACACTTTCTAATAAATCAAGCATAAGCTCTTTTTGTGCTTTATTTAAAGGTTCTACTAATCCAGAAATAATTTTATTCCTATTAATAGATTCATTTAGACTTTTTACTTCTTTTTGCTTTTTCTGTGTAGCAATTTTAGCTTGCTCAAGAATTTTCTTGGCTTCTATCAATTGCTTGTTTTTAATATCAACAACTTTTAATAGTTTAGATGTTTCAGATTTTTCGTTGAGATAGCTATTGCCATACTCAGCTGCAAACGCTTCAAACAATCGTCTACCAAAGTCATTTTTTCGTGCAGTGTGAATATCTTCTTTTAATTGATGAATTTCTTTATTAAGAACTTTATCAACTAATGTAGATACTTTGTTTGCACTTGTTTCTACAAACTTTGTTTTAATCTTCTTGAAATGTCCTTTAGCTTCTCTAACAAGTCTTACTTTAGTTTCAGCTAAATCTTTCTTATCAATTTGGAACTCTTTAATTTCTGATGCTAGACTTTCAACAATAAAATCTTCTAACATTCTAAATTTGTCCGCCATTGTTTTTTGGTCTTCGTGTAATTCTCTAACTTCTTTTACTAGGCTTTGTGTTACAAAATGCTTCATTACAGTTGCATTTTCTTTCATAGCTCTAGTATATTTGGTTTTTGCTTCAATAAGTTGCTTGCGATCTTCAACTAGTTCGGCCATTTCAGCTTCTAGTTTTTCGCTTACCATTCTATCTACTGCTTCTACCATCAAGCCTTTGTCATGCTCATATTTTTGAGCAAACTCTTCACGAAGTTCTGCAGTAACACTTAGGCGATTTTCTTTCACCTTTGCGTTCCATGCTTCTTCAATTTCCTGGCGCACATCTTCTGAAACTACGTTGTTCTCAAAAAGTGTTTTTAGTGCATCCAACATTATTATTCTCCTATTATTGGAGTCGATTGATCATATTGATCAACGATTCTTTTAAGTACTTTTGTGCCTTTTTATCTTCTCTAGTTGCCTGTGCTAATTCATATGCCTTATATCCACCTCTTGTATTCATTAAATGTTCGTATATAGGAGTTGGATACGCACCAGGTGCGCTAGGTTGTGCTACAACATCTACTGTAATAATTTCAAAATCACTTACATTTCCGCTTCCGTCTTCTGATACATTTCCTGACCCTCTACTTGAAACTCCTAGCTTAACTCCGCTTTCCAGCATTGTTCTTACCAATTGTCCCATAGGCGTTGGAAGGATTTTCATTTTTCCGTAGCCATTTGGACCGTCCATCCACATTTCAGTTATCATGTGGCTAACACGATCCAAATTGACTGTGAGGCCTTCTGGATGATCTACTTCACCGAGAACACTATATCCACCTTGTATCTGCTCGCTGAGAGTTTTGACAGCCCTGCCAATTTCATTTACAGGATAAACACGCTGGTTTGCGTTGCGTACTCCGCCTTGTATACAAATCCCTTTCATAAACAAGTCTTTCCCTTCGTTGGCATTCTCAACGATAACTCCTGCTTGGTCAAAGGTCAAATGCTCTCGTAGTAAATTCATCTATAAGTCCTTATTATTTTGCTCTCTTTGGAGCACCGTTTAATGGGCTTCCAGCACCTTTGTCGGCTGACTCTGGCTTACCTTTTCTTTCAGCACCGTGTCCTGCAGAATGTGGTTTCATTGCAGGTGCTTTCTTATTTCCTGGAACATTTACATTACCTGTAGACATGTCTTTTGGATTTTGATCACTTACTGGGTTACCATGTAGATTACCTTTGTTAGCTTCTACACCGGCTTCGGTATCGGCTCTTAAGATGTTTTGAGTAGTTCCACCCATGTCATTTTTTCCAGCTACTGGCGACTTGGTGTTTGTTCCGTTGTCTCCCATTTTGCCAAATTGATGATACTGCTCACCGCCAATTTTGTTTACATATTCGCGCATGAGTTCTGCTTGACTCAAATTTTTTCTTGACTCATAGTTAAAATTTTCTTCAGGCATTTCTTCTTCGTCGCCCATATCCATGTCGCCTTCTTCGTCGCCCATATCCATGTCGCCTTCTTCGTCGCCCATATCCATGTCGCCTTCTTCTTCGTCACCCATGTCCATGTCGCCTTCCTCACCGGCTAGCATTTGCTCAAACTCTGCTTTAAGATCGGCTAATTCTGCTTCAAGATCTTTAATATCATCTTGTGTTACAGGTTCGTCACCGTCCATGTCAGCATCCATATCCATGTCACCTTCTTCGTCATCCATGTCCATTTCCATGTCATCACTTGCGTCTCCGCCCATCATTCCCATGTCCATGTCCATTTCCGGCTCGCCTTCAACTTCAAATTCATCTAAATTAAAGTTTTCGTCTACTTCTTCGTCATCAGCTTCGTCTACTTCTTCGTCATCAGCTTCGTCTACTTCTTCATCGTATGATTCATCTAATTCATCATCGTCTGACTCATCAACTTCTTCGTCGTCTGCTTCATCAACTTCTTCGTCGTCAGCTTCATCAACTTCTTCGTCTTGCTCTTCTTGTAACAAATTTTCATAAATTTGTCTTGATTTTTCCACTACAATTTCATGAAAAAGATCTTCAGCTCTTGCTGTATCTTCGTTTACAAGATACTCGAGCATTTGTTGAAACTTATCAACAGATTCTTGTTTCATAGGACCCGATTTTGCTGTAGATCCTGTTTTTTGACTATCAGCTTTTTCAGCTTGATCTAATTCTTTTTGTTTTTGGGCACTTACTGGCCCTTTTTTGCTACCAGCTACTGGCCTTGCAGCTTCATTAATTCTTTTTCTTGTTCTTTTTTGTGCCATTGATTACTCCTATAAATTTACCAAATGGTAAGGCTGTCATACTATATTTACTGATATTATATTAAAATGTTATGAAATAGGTAAAAAACAAGGTTTTTTTATAAATTAAACATTTTTAAAAAAAAATCTTTCTGTATTGTTTTATAATTTTGAAACGATTCAAAATCAGGTGGATTATATGTATTTGGCTCTATCACTCTTATGAAAGTTATATTTTGGTTATCTTTAATTACCATTTTAGTTTGTCTTGACCAATTACCAAAAAATGTAGCTCCGTCTGAACTTTTTTTATAGTTAGGTGTATTTGCATATACATTATTAAATTTTTTTCCGTTATCTAAACCTTTATAATCAAAACCTAAAATATAAATTTCAAGAAAATTATGCTGGGTTGCAAGCCATAAAGCTGTAGGTCCACTACTCCACCCTTTGCTTGGTTGAAAATAGTTGAAATTGTTCATACGCTCAAATGTCCTGTTTGGATTTGTCCAAACAGTGTTATGGTTTTGGTATCCTGATTTGTTTATTTCGAGTATCATTTTTACATCTACTGCAATTAGATAATCTGGAGAAAACTCTCTGTATAAAGCATTGCAGCCATAAACTGTACCAATACTTTTCAAGGTTGTTAAATCTATTCCTTGTCGAGAAATACCATTACCGAGTACAAATGCTAGATTATGACTCTTATTACCCTTATAATCTTTTGCATCTGGTGTTATGATTTTAGTTTCTTTTTTTTTTGAGTTTTTGCTATTCTACGTTGTTCTTTTATGAGTTTAAATTCTTCTTTAGTGTATAATGATTTATCAATTTTCACACTAACCCTTCACCTGCTGCAGCCGCTTGGGCAGCCATTCCGTACATTTGTCTTACAAATTCAATCTCATTAGCCTTTTCTTTATCATGGAGTTCTGCTGCTTTCCTAGCACGATTAATCTGTTTAAGTGTTAATCTTGTTTTCCTAGTGTCATCTAGATCAACAACAGATTTGTCATACTGCGGTTCGTACCTGTCATCTTCTGCAGGCTCCATGGTTTCTTTGTCATAATAAAATAATTCACGTAGTATCATACTGTATTTATACCGTTGGTGCGGCTCCTGTATCTGCTGGTGCGGCTTCGGCTCCTGGTTCAGGAACTGTTGCGCTTGTCGGAGGTTCACCTTCGCCGCCGTCTTCCATTCCTTCAATATCTGCAATATCTTCTGCACCTCCGACATCTGCAGAAATACCTGCACCACTTATACCAACGCCTCGCATTTCAGCAGCAGCGTCGCCACCACCTGGTTGTAGAGTTTCGTCATTTTCTTCACGCCATAGCCGTTCATTTTCTGCAATTTCTTCTTCACTTAATCCTAGATATCTTTTTAATGCAAAACGATTAGCAATAAATGGTATAGCTTGTATTTGTCCAAATGTACCAATCCTTTGGGTGTCAAGTTCAGATTGTCTATATGCTGCAAAATTTTGAGGAGGACAAAACTTTATATCAAACATTGCAGTATCTATATTCACGCCCTTTTCTAGTAAATATCTTTTAAATTCTTGATCAAATTCTTCTATTAATAAGTTTTGTAATCGTTCACAGTAAGTATTAAATCTCAATTCTTGTATATATGCAGTACCTACTCGACCGTCATTATATTGAGCATTGCTATCGTCGGCACCGGTAGGTAAATAACTGCTAGGTATACGTAAACCTCTTACTAATTTGTTGGTAAAATATCGCAAGTCATCTATTTCGCCTAGGTTAGTTCCGCCTGGAAGGGTTTCAACTTTGCTGCCTCTGCCTTCGGCTGTTTGAGGAAAAAAGTAATCTTCGTTGATTGACAGAGGATTATAGCTACTGTCTATGACGTTTGTTCCTCCTCCTGTCTTGGATGGTATTCTCCGCTGATGGATTTCCGTTTTTACACGCTCAACAAACTGCATTGCAAGATGGCTAGGCATGTTACCCACATCAACATAAAAAACTCTTCTCTCAGGTGCTCTTTGCACTCTGTAAATTATAATTGCATCTTCTAATAATTCTTTTTGTTTGTAAACTTTAAAAATACTTTCTAATAAACTGTTGCCAAAAGGAAAATTCTCATCTAATCCTTCGCTTAGACTTATATGCAGAATATGATCTGCATTCACTGCAATCTCTTCTTGCTCAAGCATAAATCTCGAGCCACCTTGTGTTGGATTAGTTGGTCCAACCATTCCCCTAGCACCGCCTGTTAAGTAACCTGTTCCTCCGCCAGTTACACTGCCATTTGTTTGTAAAGGTTGTGTTGCAACAAGGTCTTTAAAGTTTAGTGCTACATCTTGTACAATGTATTGTTCAGGTTCTTTGCCCTCACTTTCATTTACAATAATTCTATTTACTTTTGCTGGATCAACGTAAAATAATTTTTTTGTTTCAGGATCTCTTAAGAAAAATGTATCTCCATACTTAAATGTATTCCTTACAATCCTAAACATCCTAGTTTCAAATTCTTGTAATTTATACCATTGTTTTAAATATTCGCTTAGTATTTGGACTTCTGTATTAGTAGCATTCTTATAAAATTTAAATTCAAAATGTGTATCATTCTTTTTATTTTTTTGAGTACAAAATTCGGCAAGGATATCAAGGGCAGCATTTACCTCTGAATCCATGTCCATAGTATTGTATTGTCCATATCTTTCAACACGATTAGGTGCTCCAGTATAGATGTCTGGTAAAAAAGAATTATAATTTGATCTTGCTGGTCCTGGCTTGTTTGAAAATTCTCGTCCACTAATAGGACCAAAATCTTCATTAGCAACCCTGTTTTTTGTTACAGGTGTAAAATATTTTTTCCAACTCATCCTATCAAAGCATCCTGATTTTTGTTCTTAGGTTTTATTCTAGCAATTTCATTACTCTCTTTATTTACCTCAATAAGTTCTCTCACTGCACTGATAAGACGTTCGTAATCAGATTCAGCACCTTGATTATTTTGACGATGTGCTAAATCGCCAATCATTGTAGTTTGCGCTTTTAGCTCAGCAAGGATTAAGGTTGATGTGTTATCAGTAGTGTTAGTCTTACCGTTATTGTTTTCGATCGATTTGTTAAAGTTTGCATTATTGCTTAGTTGATGAACTAGTTGGATTTGATTTTCATGTATTTTATTATGACTCATGGTCATTTCTTGTATTGCTGATGTAAGAGTTTGGAAAATCTCTGAGTTATTTCCAACATTTTCTTGCACTACGTTATTTTCATTTTTATTGTCATTTACTTTTTCTATTTCATCTGTTTTGATAGATGTCTTTTTCGTATCTTGTGTTTCGTCTATTTGTGGAACTG